AGGACGGATCTTGTGCAAGCGGAGCGTCTTCGGTATTGATACCTTTGAAGCCCGGTGCGACAAGATTTATGCTTTTGAGTTCCTGTGCCATACTACTGCCTTACGGAGTGTAAAATATAGTTTCTTCTGGGTGTCTACCAGCGTCCTGTGCAATCGCATCGGACAGGTACTTGTTAGCCATGGCGAAGTACTCCTGAGTCGAAGTCCCACCAGTTTCACCACGTTCTCGTGCTGCCAGTGCCACTGCTAAGTGCACTACAGGCATCGCAGGTATCTTCAGCTTGTCATCATCAGCACTTAAGTCAGGGTTACGCAGGGCGCAGTTGAAGCGCAGTGAGTACACACCGTCAGGCTTAGGATACAAGTCAACTAGTGTGTCTCCGTCTGCGTTGACACCGTTGTACGTGAAGTACTCAGGTGAGCCTGTGCGTGGCTCAGCAATCAAGTACGCCTCGTCAAACCAGTTGTTTGTCTGGTAGCTCATAATGAAGTTAGACGTGTCATTCAGGACGTTCAACTCCTTGATGCTGTTCTGGCTACCTGTGAGTGCGTAGTTAAACACGTCAGCAGTCGTAGTAATCGTAAGCGTAGTCCTGAGTGCAGACCAGTCCCATGAGTTCTCCACGAGATCTTTGGCATCATTAACGATGTCACCAATGAGCTTACTGTACGCTGTGGTTTGTACTGAAGATACTTCTGTCTCACGAAGCCTCCTGAGTACGTTGTTGACTAAATTAAGATAAGTCATTAGATCATGTCTCCAAACAAACTTCTGTTTATCAGGTTATTAAGCTCTACCACGTAGTCTTTTTGTTCATACGGTACGCCAACAAAAGGGATGTCCTGAGATGGAAGACCACCGCCAGCATACGGTTGAAATCTACTAGCAGCCATCATGCCTCTGGGTTTTACTGCTGGGGCGTCTTCTTCACCTTCGCCTTCTCCTTCTCCAGTTCCATCTCCTTCACCTTCACCGTCTCCTTCTCCATCGCCTTCGTCACCTTCTCCTTCGTCAGCGCCTCCATCACCACCGCCTTCACCATCATCAGTACCACCAGTGTCTAAACCATCGTCATCTAAACCACCGCTATCAGTACCACCAGTGTCTAAACCAGTGTCTAAACCATCGTCATCTAAGCCACCATCATCAGTACCACCAGCGTCTAAACCATCGTCATCAGTGGTTGTAGTTGTTGTGGTTTCTGTAGTTTCTCCTGTAGTTTCTGTAGTAGTTTCCGGTGTAGTTTCTGTAGTTGTAGTGGGTACAGTAGTTTCTGTAGTAGTTTCCGGTGTAGTTTCTGTAGTAGTTTCTGTAGTAGTTTCTGTAGTAGTTTCCGGTGTAGTTTCTGTAGTAGTTTCTGTAGTAGTTTCTGTAGTAGTTTCAGAGCCTGTCGGAAATAAATCTATAAGCACTTCTTCGTCTGTTGTGTCTTCAGTTTGTGAAGTATCGTCTGGGTCGTATGGTTCACCACCGCCCGTAATGTCTCCTGTATCTCCTACATCAAACACTTCTGGATTGTCTGGATTCCAACTAGGATCTTCAGCTGTCCTAACCCAGTTACTGTCGTTTTCATAAACAGACGGATCTACGCTATAAGTACCGTCTCCGTTGTCAATTACTGCACCTTCTTGTGCTAACACATCAGGATCAATTTGTACCCATCGTCCTTGCCCTATGTAAACCCACGGACCATTAGGAACAGCAAACGGCCTATCCTCGTTACCGCCTGTTTGAGTTACAATGTTACCGTCCCCAGAGTCGTCTGTAGTGGACGTTACGTCAGCTTCATCAGCACCAGAGTCAGCAGGAGCAGCTTCATCAGCACCAGAGTCAGCAGGAGCAGCTTCATCAGCACCAGAGTCAGCAGGAGCAGCTTCATCAGCACCGCCTCCACTAGTGTCAGAACCACCTGCGTCTATTTGAGGGTTTCTCAAGACAACAGACCCTTGTGGCACAGCGTTACCGTCAGCGCCTACAAGTATTTTGTCCGTGTCTTCAAAAGGCTCATACCAGTCATGCAGAGGATGATTAGGGTCATTCATGATTTCTTCAAGTTCTTCTTGAGTAACCACTACATCGTCTTCACCTAGAAGTATAGTGTCAATGCCTTCTCCACCTTCTAGTACTTCGTCAACTCCTGCTATCTCGTCTGAACCGGGAGTTAAATAAGGATCTATTGTATCGTCATCAGTGGTGTCAGCAAATAAGTCAAGATCAACTGTGTCTTTAGTGTCGCTTACGTCTCCTTCAGCACCAGCCTCGATAGCTTCTACAACCTGCTCTTGAAAGCTAGGTTCTTCTTCTTCTGCTTCTTCTATTGTTGTCTGTGCTGGTAACACAACTTCGTCAGCTGGCTGCTGATCTGCCGCATCAGACACAGAGCTGTCTATCTCTACATCTTCTGGTACTACACCTTCTGTTGAAATTACATCTTCAACAGTACCCATTATGTCATCAACAAGATCTTTGTTTTCTATGTAAGTATCTACAATTTGCTGTAAAACACCTACGTTTTCTCTGACTTCATCTGCAGTTTGCACAGTTTCTGCAAAGCCCATAACGTCAGAGATTGCGGAGCCTATTGCACCTGTTACTCCTGCAGTTAAGATACTTTTAATCACTGTAGCAGCAATCTGAGAAGCAAACTCAACAAAACCATCAGGCTCTTCAGTTTGCTTGTATTCGCCTAAACCCACGTCACCAAACTGACCTACGTTTAGTTCATACACAGCACCGTCAGGAGAGTCTACAATCAAAGGTACATCAGCTTCTGTAGCAGCTGCTCTAATAGCCTGCATGTAATTTTCTTGTGCAAGCCTGTTTGTGTTTAGTGTTGCTCCTCGTTCTGCACCTCGTGGGCCGCCTAAGCCTTGCGTTGGGGCAGTATTAAGTACACCCAGCTCCATGTCAAGAGACGTGTTGTCTCCCATCCAGCTGCCTAAGTTGTCCCACTCTTGTTGAAGGAAAGCACCGAAGTCGCCTTCATACGCTCCGATTGTCCCTTGATAAGCGTCGGACTCAATCATTGCGTTGAAGTTAGTAGAGCCGAAGTATCGGTCTACTTGTTGTGCTGTGTACTCACCATTGATAAAACCATTGAGTACAGCACCACCTTTAGGATCACCCCAGTCTTCTCTGAACTGCCTAACTCTTTCCTTCTGCTCTTCAGTACGCTCACCTTTGATACCAAAGTAAGCAGCAGGATCAGCTACGTCCCACCAACCCAGCCGTGGTCTTTTGTCAGGAACTGGACCTCTATACGGAGAGTAGCCACCAGTAGTCGCACCGGGAGCCATCATCTTGCTACCTGAGATAGCAGGAGCACTCGTCTTTTTGCCAGTCAACATTGGAGCAGACCTTTTAGACATTACTTAGACACTCCTGTACGCTTCTCATAAGTCCGCATAGCGCCCAACCCAAGCATTCCCATCAACACAGGCATCATAGTAGCTGTGTCAATCAGAGGTACTACTACTTCAATCTTAAGCAACGCAAGCACAAAGTTGGTAAATGGTATCACCATAAAGTTTCCCATCATGCCAAAAACACAGCACCAACCGACTGCTGGGCGCCACCCGGAAACGAACAGGGACTTATGTTGAGCTTCGGCCTTGTTGACCTCCAGCTGTCCCTTAGCAAGCTCTTGAGCGTGTCTTTCGGACATCGTGGCAATCTCATGGGCCAAGGCGTTCTTTTGATCCTTGTCCTCTATGAACTTATCCAGAAGTCCTGTGACTGGTCCTATGAGCTTATCTATCATTTGTCTCTGTTCCAGAGTTCAAACAGCGTCTTTATCTTCTCTTCTACTACGTCCATACGGGACATCAGCTTACCTATTGACAACACTAGTACAATGAAGCCAAGAAAGATGGGCCATATTGCAGAGATTAACTCTATGTATTCCATTATTTGCCCACAATTTGAGTATTCCAGATGTCAAATAGAGTCTCTAGTTTTTCGTCATGAGTCTCATTGACACCGGAGACTCTGTTAATGTCAATCTGAAGCTCATTCATGCGTTCCTGTAGACGCTGTAGTTCTTCCTGTCGGTCCTCCAGAGCCATGATCTTAGCATTCTGTATCAGATCATCTGGTAAGGCTCCGCGTAATCCAAGTGGCCATTCACGGACAAACGCAGCATTCTCACGTATCGTCATGTCCTGTATGGACTGCCCGTGTTCCAACGTGGTGATACGCGAGTTTAAGTCAGCGTACCCCGCTGTAACAACTGCTACACCCAAGACAATACTCACGAGATTCCTGAGCGGTATCGTGAGGTCCGTGTTGTCA